GCAGGCGCCTAAAAACAATGGTAGCAACAATAATACTCTCTTTTTCATGCTATCGTCGAGTTTATAACGTTACAAAAATACACATATTCTTCTAAACAGCAAATAATTATGTAGTTAATCGCTTGGGAGCATCATTTGCAACTATCTTCCCTTTCTAACTTATCTCTCATTTTTTATCGTTATCTTTGCCTCGTATACAGTTGTAGATGAAGCGAATCAAACTTAAAAAACAAATAGAATGGCAGGAAATTTATTAAAGAAGTCCAGTGGACTCATGCTACTATGTAGCGTATCATTGCTAATGATAGTCATGACCGGCTGTCAGGAAGCCAAACTCAAAACTGTAATCGGGATAGCCAACAAACAGTGTCCGCTGGACATGGGAGAAGTCGGCAATATTACCAGTATCATCTACGACGGGGATAACGTAGTGTACACTCTCAACATGAACGAGGAAATTACCAATATTAAGATTTTGAAAGATAATCCGGAAAGCATGAAATCATCTATCAAAATGATGTTTCAGAATCCGGCTGCTGATGTAAAGGAAATGCTGAAGTTGATGGCTAAGTGTAATTCCGGATTACACATGATATTTGTAGGGAATAAGTCGGGCGAACAAGCGGTTTGCGAACTTACTGCCGAAGAATTGAAAGAGGTTATCAATACAAATGCCGACCCGGCACAAAGCGGACAGACAAAGCTTGAAGCGCAACTGAAAATGGCGAATCTGCAATTTCCAATGCAGGCCAGTGAAGAAGTCGTTGTCGAAAAAATCGAAATCATAGGTGAATCGGTTGTTTATATATGCAGTGTGGACGAAGAGTTGTGTCCTATCAGCCAGATTGAAGAAAACGCAGCTGAAGTGAAAGAGGGTATTGTGTCAACGCTAGCAAGTCAGACCGATCCTGCCACCCAGATATTCATAAAAACCTGCGTGGAGAACAATAAAAATATTACCTACAGATATATCGGCAAGGATTCCGGGAAACAATACGATGTAGTTATTCCCGTGTCTGATCTGAAGAAAATGCTCATAAAAAATAAAATATCATCTTAAAAAGATTCCGCAACGTACAAAGTATGAAAAAGAAACTGAAAGCCGTCCTGTTTGACATGGACGGCGTACTCTTTGACTCTATGCCTTATCATTCGGAAGCCTGGCATAAAGTAATGAAATCTCATGGGCTCACTCTTAGTCGCGAAGAAGCATATATGCATGAAGGACGGACAGGAGCCTCTACAATCAATATTGTTTTTCAACGTGAATTGGGTAGAGAAGCCACACAGGAGGAGATAGAAAGTATCTATCAGGAGAAAAGTGTTTTGTTCAATTCATATCCCGAAGCAAAGCCTATGCCCGGTGCATGGGAGTTACTGCAAAAAGTGAAGAAGGACGGGCTGATTCCGATGGTGGTCACCGGCTCCGGTCAGTTATCCCTGCTCGAACGGCTGGAACACCACTATCCGGGAATGTTTCACAAAGAACTGATGGTTACAGCGTTCGATGTGAAATATGGCAAACCCAATCCCGAGCCATATTTGATGGCTTTGAAAAAAGGAGGGATCAAAGCGGATGAAGCGGTTGTAGTAGAAAACGCTCCGTTAGGAGTGGAAGCCGGACACAACGCGGGTATTTTCACCATAGCAGTCAATACGGGTCCTTTGAACGGGCAAGTGTTGCTGGATGCCGGGGCTGATTTATTATTTCCATCCATGCAGGCACTTAATGACACCTGGGACATGATGACTGAAAATGACATCTAAAAGCTGAAAAGAAAATTTATTCTTCAAAACAGAAGAAAAATATTGAAAAGCAGGAATATAAATAGTATTTTTACGGGAGTTTAATTCGCTTAGATTCTATCTAAGCCAACGCAGATTCTACTATGCAAAAGTTATTATCTTTACCACCCAATTTGATCCATTGCTTCCACGAACTGGAAGAAGTTAACCATACCGATTGGTTTTGTACATCAGACCCCATAGGGAGCAAACTAGGCTCCGGCGGCGGAACCACATGGTTATTGCAAGCTTGCCATCAGGCATTCGCTCCACAAGAGTCTTTCAGCAACTGGATAGGACACGAAAAAAAAATATTGCTCCATGCAGGCGGACAAAGCCGTCGGCTACCCAGCTACGGCCCTTCCGGCAAAATATTAACTCCTATCCCGATCTTCAGTTGGGAAAGAGGACAAAAGCTGGGACAGAATCTGTTATCATTGCAGCTCCCGCTCTATGAAAGGATTATGAATCAGGCTCCGGCCGGTCTGAATACGCTGATTGCTAGCGGAGACGTATATATCCGTTCGGAAAAACCGCTTCAGGATATTCCGAACGCAGATGTAGTATGCTACGGGCTGTGGGTGAATCCTTCATTGGCAACTCATCATGGCGTGTTTGTTTCCGACCGGAAAAAACCGGAGGTGCTCGATTTCATGTTGCAGAAACCTTCTTTGGAAGAGTTGGAAGGATTGTCGAAAACTCATCTTTTCCTGATGGATATCGGCATCTGGATTTTGAGTGACCGCGCCATAGAAGTATTGATGAAACGGTCATTGAAAGAAGGTACGAAGGATATTACTTATTATGACTTATACTCGGACTATGGTTTGGCTTTGGGAGAGCATCCTAAAACGAAAGATGAAGAAATTAATCAGTTATCCGTAGCTATATTGCCGTTGCCAGGTGGAGAATTCTACCATTACGGCACAAGTCACGAACTGATTTCTTCTACTTTAGCCATACAGGACAAGGTACGGGACCAAAGAAGAATCATGCACCGGAAAGTAAAGCCAAATCCGGCTATCTTTATACAGAATTCCATCACACAAGTTTCTCTTTCTGCCGACAACGCCAATTTATGGATTGAGAATAGCCAAGTGGGAAAAGAATGGAAATTAGGTTCCCGCCAGATTATTACAGGAGTTCCTGAAAACCAGTGGAGCATAAATTTGCCGGATGGGGTTTGCATCGACATTATTCCTATCGGTGAGAATGAGTTTGTTGCGCGTCCGTATGGATTGGATGATGTATTCAAAGGAGCGTTGGACAAAATAACGACTACTTACCTTAATGTTCCTTTTACCCGTTGGATGGAAGATAGAGGAATTACCTGGGAGGATATAAAAGGGCGTACAGATGATTTACAATCGGCATCCATCTTCCCCAAAGTGGCTTCTGTTGAAGATTTAGGCATATTAGTACGCTGGATGACCTCGGAGCCACAACTGGAAGAAGGGAAAAAACTTTGGTTGAAAGCAGAAAAAGTTTCTGCAGACGAAATATCCGCAAGCGCCAACCTCAAGCGTCTTTACGAACAGCGCAATGCTTTCCGTAAGGAGAACTGGAAAGGATTGGCGGCCAATTATGAGAAGAGCGTATTCTATCAACTCGATTTGCTGGATGCCGCAAATGAATTTGTACGTTTCAATCTGGACATGCCTGACGTCTTGAAAGAAGATGCTGCCCCCATGTTACGGATACACAACCGGATGCTTCGTGCACGTATCATGAAACTACGTGAAGACAAGGATTGTGCCAAAGAGGAACAGGCAGCCTTTCAACTGCTTCGCGACGGTTTATTGGGGGTAATGAGCGAACGAAAGAGCCATCCCATACTCAACGTTTATTCCGATCAAATCGTATGGGGACGCAGTCCTGTGCGTATCGATGTGGCCGGAGGATGGACGGACACACCTCCCTACTCTCTTTATTCAGGGGGAAGTGTTGTAAATCTTGCTATCGAACTAAACGGTCAACCACCGCTACAAGTATATGTGAAACCATGCAAGGAATATCACATCACTCTTCGCTCTATCGACATGGGTGCAATGGAAGTGATAAGAAATTACGAAGAACTGCAAGATTATAAAAAGGTAGGTTCTCCATTCTCTATTCCGAAAGCCGCCCTTACATTGGCGGGCTTTGCACCGGCATTCTCTACGGAATCTTATCCTTCTTTAGCTAAACAGCTGGAAGATTTCGGTTCAGGAATCGAAATTACTCTGCTGGCTGCTATTCCTGCGGGCTCTGGCTTGGGAACCAGTTCCATACTGGCATCTACCGTGCTCGGAGCAATCAATGATTTCTGCGGATTGGCTTGGGATAAAAATGATATATGTAGTTACACATTAGTATTAGAGCAGCTCCTGACCACTGGAGGAGGTTGGCAAGATCAATATGGCGGTGTCTTTTCTGGTATTAAGTTGCTTCAATCCGAAGCTGGTTTCGAACAGAATCCATTAGTACGCTGGTTACCCGATCAGCTCTTTGTTCATCCTGATTACCGCGACTGTCATCTGTTATATTATACGGGAATTACTCGTACTGCTAAAAGTATTTTGGCAGAGATCGTCAGTTCCATGTTCCTCAATTCCGGTCCGCATCTAAGCTTGCTGGCCGAAATGAAAGCTCATGCAATGGATATGAGTGAAGCCATTTTACGAAGTAATTTCGAGAGTTTCGGTCGTTTGGTCGGCAAAACCTGGATACAGAACCAGGCATTAGACTGCGGAACCAATCCACCGGCAGTAGCAGCCATTATCGAAAAAATCAAGGATTACACCCTGGGATACAAACTCCCCGGTGCAGGTGGCGGAGGCTATTTATATATGGTAGCCAAAGACCCGCAAGCAGCCGGACAAATCCGACGGATACTGACGGAACAAGCCCCCAATCCTCGTGCTCGTTTTGTAGAAATGACTCTTTCTGATAAGGGACTTCAGGTTTCAAGAAGCTAAAGAGAAAGCGTTACCATATTGCCGGTCAATCATCCGGAACCATAAAAAACAAGCTTGGACAGATTCAAACGAAATGTCCAAGCTTTAATTTTTCAACGCCATAATGATCTGTTTTACATGTTGAGACTTGAAATAACTGTAAAGTAAATCATAATAATGATAAAACCAATAGCTCCGATAATCAGCGCCACACTAGCCCATTTCTTTTTTCTAGCTTCTTCCATTCTTATTTATATTTATTGGGATTAATATAATTTATCGTCAAATGTCTACATCTGGAAAGCTATGAACATACTATATCAACATATTATTGTTTACTTCTTCATCGTTACAAAGTTAGCATTTTCTATGGGAAATCAATCAGCTAAAACAACTTTTTATTCTCTTTAGACTAAATTATGCAACTGTAAATAATAACAGGAAACACAATTATCTATCTATTACGACCTTTATATCATGCAAAAGTTGTACATTTGTGCAAGAAATAATTTTGATTGAACACATTATAGATTAAGAAAAAATCAAGAACCTATAAAAATACAAAGATGAAATTGCTTAATTTACTATTAGTTGTTTTGCTGTTTGCCTGCAATGATGACTCCACAGACACTCCAGCCTCAAAAGAGCCTACAAACATTGTTGTAGAAATGGAGCCAACCGCTTCCAATATGACAGATGTTTCCGGCACATACACTCTTCAAGCCAATAAAGAATACAGCGTTCGGGAAGACGGAAAATATAAAATATTATTGGTCAAGAACACTTATAAAGACAAGGAAGGAAAAGAGAAGGATATTCTTTCTTATGGCATTTTTGATGTAGCAAAGAAAGAATATATCTATTATACAGAAGGAATTGATGTAGCTAAAAGGCTAGAAAGAGACTGGGAATTCTATGATGATATAAATAATCCGGCTAACACCAACAAACAATTAGTCTGCACTTCCCGCCCGAAAGAAGAATAAATAGAAAACAAAAAAACGCAATTACTAACAGATGAAGTAATTGCGTTTTTTTCTGTGACCCCGGTGCGGTCTAAGATATCCAATTAGCACAGATTTTGCAAAATGACATACATTTGATTATCAGCCAATAACAAAAAATAGTATTGGATAAAATAGAATATAGTTTTGCAATCTTGAGATTTCGTTGTGCAAAAATAGTATATTTGCACAACCGTAAAATGATAACTATATGGCAACAGTAAAAGCATTTATTCGTTCAGACAAAAAGGATAACTTTGTTAATATACGATTTCGTTTATCCGACGGAAGAAAAATCCAGATGTTTCATACTTCTGAATTTTTAGTGCAACCTTCTATCTGGGACGAAAAGAAGGAGCAATATAAAACCAAAGCCATTATACCAATTCATTGCAAAACTAGAGAAGAATTATATAGAGACATAACTGAACGCAAAAATTTAATTTTGCGCTTATATACAGAATACAAGATAGAAACTAGCGAACAGTTAAATAAACATATAGATGAATATCTCAATCCGGATAAATATGATGTTAAAGAAGCAAATTCAAGCCTTTACAACAGATTTTCCCTATACATAGAACAATCATACAAAGACGGGATATTTGGAGAAGGTAGAAAAAAGCATTATGATGTTTTGCTACGAGAAATTAATCGTTTCCTTATTATCAATAAAATAAGTAATATCACTCCGACTGATTTTAATAATGAGAAACTTATTTTATTCCGTGATTTTCTATTTAATGAATACATATTGGTAGAAAAATATAGAGGTTTATATGTAAATATGGATAATCGCAACATCCCAACATCACCAAGAGGTCAAAATACAGTCGCAACTAAACTAAAAAAACTTCAAGCGTTCTTCAATGAACTAGAAAGCAATGACGAAATAGCCGTTTCACCATTTCGAAAGCTAGGGAAGCAACGCAAAACGATAATGATGAAAGAGCAATATGACGAACCTATATTTTTGACAAAAAACGAATTTATAAAAATACAAAACACCAATGTTCCTTCCTCTTTACAGGAGACAAAAGATGCTTTTATCCTACAATGTAGCTTAGGGTGCAGAGTTGGAGACTTTCAAGAATTATCATTCGAAAATATTAGCATCGAAGAGAATATACCATACATACATTATCTTCCAAGAAAAACAATAAAAGAGAATGACACTAGAATAGAAATAAAAACTCCATTAATGCGCTTTGCTTTAGAAATTATACAAAAATACAATTTTAATTTCCCGGTCCTTCGTTACGTGTCTGGAGAACGTGGATATAATGACAAAATAAAAATATTATTAGAACATTGCGGTATAGAACGTTTAGCCCCTATTTTTAATGAATCTACCGGAAAGAATGAATATAGACCATTATATAAAATAGCAAGCAGTAAACTTGCCCGAAAAACCCATGTAGATATGATGAATAAAGTTCAAATTGATAAATATGCTGCAGGACTACATTCAAAAAACAGCAATGCTGTCAATAGATATACCAGTTTAAGCATTAAAGATCGTTTTGTTTTAATGTGTGCGGCTTTTGAATGTGCGGAATATAAAGTAGATGAACAACTAAATATCATTTAATATCAAAAAGGCAGCTTATCCGGCTGCCTTTTCTATCTCAATTCAACAGGTTCATCCTCCCATGTTAGTTTTCGGCAAAGGTATAAAAAATCCCCGACTACATAGCCAGGGACAAACACAAAGATATAACCCTTGCAATAATCATTAACGATTACCGGCCTTCTACTTTACCGGATAAACTTAGTGCTTAGTATTAATTAATGTATCATTTTATCCTCCTTTCCTTTAAAACCTTTTTCCGTAGGAAATTGTTATATAAGTGAAACTTAAACTTTTCATACCGGAAACGGTCTGTGAAGATAGTGCCGGTTAATTTCTGAATAGCTTAAGCATTAGCACTATAGATAGTATTACAATTACGCCAACAGCCCAGCCGCCAAGCTCTATTTTCATCCGCTGCCACCGGGTTAATTGTTTCTCCACCGGATAAGGGATCTGCACGGAATCGGTCAGCATAACCGTATCTGTTTTGTTAATTGTCAGATACCGGTATTTATACCGATACTTCTCCTTGTAGACAGTATCTCCCTTTACGAATAGGAATATACTGTCATGCTCATAGATGCTGTCAAAACGGATGCTGTCACGTGTCTTGTACTCCGTTTTCACGGTCTCTACCGGAACATACTTAATGCTCCGGCAGGATGTGAGACATATTGCCAGCATCAATAGAATGATGTAGAGCAAGTTTTTCATAAAACACTATCGCTTGAAGACCACTCCGAACTTGCCAGCAAAGTATTCAATTCTTCGCCTTCGTATACCGGATAAGGGTAAGACACAATCGGTGTCCCTCCGTCTTCCGAAAGAGTCATAATCATTTTACTTGCAAATATTTCAGCATAATGTTCGGCTTTCATCAAAGCCTTTTTACCATTTAGGCTTATACGAGGCACTAAATTTCTTTTATCCAGCTCCTCTTGTGGAACTTCCTCCAAATCGGAATATGGAAAAACGATGTACTGTAACGTTGACATAAGTTATTTTATAAATGTTATTTTGTTAATAATCTCGTTCAAATTCGCTGTGGGGAATGTAATGTATTTCATAATTGCTATTAAAACGTTTTATTTGCGATTAGGAAAGAAGCAATTTTTTTAGCTATTTCCTTGAATCCTTTTTTAGGGTGTGTACCATCACTATCATTAAAGTATTGGCTGAAATTATACTTATTCCACCCCAACGTATTATACATATCACAGCATGGGATATGGTTAAGTCTTACTTCATTTTCAATAGCTTCACTAAAATCTTTAAGTGTCCCATTTTTCAATGAGTCAGAGGTGTTAGGCTCATTGCTTCCTGATTGTGGAAGATATGGTTGTTCAGTGCTACCCATCCTATCACTCCAATACCTATCATCCCATTCGGAAATAGAGTAAGACGAATATCGAACAATAGGGGTGAACCAATAGATTTTCACATGAGGGTATGTCGATGATAACAATCTTATAATTTCATTGACAGCTCCTAAAGTCTTACCAATATCCGTACTTCCACTCTCACCTAAAGTCGCAGAATATGAAGGCCAGTCATTTGTTCCTGCAAAAACTGTGACTGCATCAACAGAATCCCAATCTACGGACTTCAATATTTGAACTATTGCAGTATTATCGTCTGACGTATTGTTTTTTAAATATTCTGCTGCATTTTCCTGAATTGTAAAATCTCCCGAACAAGCAGCCTTAACCAGATTTATGATATCTAATGCAGCATAAGCCTGATTTGAACTGGTAGGAATTTCTACAGGATTAGTCCTTTGCCGAATCTGTGTGCCACCAATTCCTACATTGTACACTTTACATTGATATATATCCTGCATATAATCACTATACCTTAATTTATATGCATCCGCCATCTCCGTAATACTATCCCCAAAACACAATATCGTCTTACCGTAAAGATTATCATCTCTATTTTCTATCGTTGAAATCCGGGTTTCTAAAGAAGATATTTTATCTTTTTTTGACAACTTTGATGTTACTTCTGATCTATTCAAAGAAGAGGTGTTTATTTCCGTATTAGGTTGCAAATATTGATCTGTTATAGAGTCCCAATTAACTATGACATGAAGGAGGAATTTACCCGAAACGCCACTTGCTGAAGCAGCGTATATTTGTAGTTCTTCCATTCCTGATTTGGGACCATCACTATAAGTTTTAGAAAAATACGTCTTACCGGAAGCATCATCAAAGCGTACTACTGTTTTATAATTTCCGGAAGAGTTACCTAGATAAGTACAATATAGTTTGTCTGGCAGAGAAATACTTTCATCCAGAACTTCCAACCACAAAGAAGTTACAGCTAATAGAAATATTTTATCATTATCATTTTTCTCAATCACACCTGATGTAGGATTGCTATAATAATATAAATTTTCGTTATTTCGGTCAATAGTTTTCGCAATGACTCCCCATTTTTGCTCGGAGTCTTTTGCTATGTCAAATATCTTTTCCATATCATTCGTTTTTAATTAATGTTTCATTTGAAATTAAAGTTGAGTTGCTTAACATTGTCAAGTAACTGGAGATAACAAGGTTTATCTTTTGAGGGGATTTGACTATCTTTCCCGTAATCTCGTAAACGCCATTGTCACCGGATATGGATATATCACTGATAGCATTGCACGATACCTCCATTAGCTTATCAGAGGTATTTGGCAACGTTACAGTGATGGTAACCATGCTATCTACAGAGATATATTCTCCGGGATTAACAGAATAGGTTATGGAAGAATAAGGTAGATTACTCTTCACTATCGGTCTAAACTCCACCATATCCGGATACAGCGTACCCAGCTTATGCTTCTTCAACTGGCGCTCTATCAAGAACTCGGACATACTATATGGGAAGGACATGAGAGAGTAGATAGCTCCGTTGAAGAAACGGCTATCATTATCTCGTATCGTGCCTAACCACATATCAGTTCCATCTTCTGCTGCACCTGCTGTTATAGATTGCCCGCAATAAGAGTATTTAGATAAATAAGATATACTTCTAGTAGAAATAAAATTTAGACCAGAAGTAGCTTGACCAAAACTATAAACACTATTTCCGGCAGTTTCCACAAATGCCCCCGGATTATTCTTTGACAATATAGCTCCAATATTAGCAAATATTTCTCTATCGGTTACTACCGTATAATCCTTGTAAATCGGCATCCCTGTCACCTTACCGAAGTCATTTACTCCGTCAAGCCAGAGAGCACCTGCGTGGGAAGGGATTTGGGTGATGGTTATATCACAAGAAGCATTATAAACGTTCTCTCCACCAAAACGTATATCTATACTTGTAGTATCATCGGGTGGAGTCATAGTGTATATACCATCTTCCTTTATTGAATGAAAATCAACAGTGTTTGCTCTATTTACTCTAATCTCTATTGACAAGCCATAACTCTTATAAAGATCTGTTATTCCTTTAAAGTTAGCCGAATAAGTACCATTGATAGAATCATAATAAACAATACGAGCGTATTTATTCCCTTGTGTAACATTAACCTTCCAGTTAGGATAATTATACTTACCTATACCACTATCCCCGTCCCAAGCTAGATTGTTCAACTGAATATACCTACCGTTACCGGAAAAGTCAATCAGCTTATCGCCAAACTCTGCGTGGTTCTCGTTGGTGATTCCCTGCTTGATAGTATTACACAGTATATCAGGTTTAAGAGTTCTATCCAAGTTGAAGTAGGCGATTACCTGATGAATCCAGTCTACAGGCACGTTTTCTTTATTAAAAACAAAAGTACCATAATACGCATAACTGCTGTCTTCAAGCCCGATGGCTAACTTCGAATCAAAGGTAGTATATTGAACAGCTTGCAGCTTCTCTTTGTCTCCAAGCTCCACGATCTTTTCACCACTACTGCTAGTCCCTGCCATAAAGGTTTGACCGGAATAATCGCTTACTTGGATTCCGCCATCTCCTATGATATTATACTTTCCTGTGCCTGATATGTGGGTTATTAAACTCACCACCGTAATCTCATTACTTCCTCCCAGCATCTCCTGTACGGTTTTGGTGGAAGTAATCATATCATTCACTCCGTCGGTGACGAATGCGCCCTCGAAAGAGGGGATTTGCTCGATAGTTATATTACAATCTCCTTTATAACCAAATATCGCAAATCTAAAATTAGTAGCAAAAACTCCTTCATGCGCAGAAGAAGAAGGTAAATCATAAGTACCATCAGAATAATATGTTTTTCTTACATATTGGTCTGAATCATCTAAATAAGTAAAGGTTAGTCTAGCACCAACTTCATCCAATCCTCGTACTCGTATTTTTACAGAATCAATAGCTGGTAGACTTTTCCCCCAACTATAAACTACATTTCCATCAGATTCTTGTTTAATCTTACTGATTTTAATAAATTTATAATCAGTTGTAAGCACTGATTGGTCTGTCCTATCTAAAGAATTAAAGTCAACTTCATACTTCCCAAACCCGCTATTAAGCTTGAAAGCTGCGTTACTAATCACAAACGGATTGTCAGGGTCCACCAAGTTCTTGACAACAGCCCTGTCCGGGTCGTCGTTGCTTTTACCGTAGCAGATGCAGACGGCTTTCAGGGAGGCTAAGACTTCTGGGTCGATGTAAGAACGGTCGGAACCGGAAGAAGAGCCACGGGAGGGCGAACCGATCCGGTTTAATCCGATCCGGTTAAGCCCCACTACATTTAAAGACACCCTGTTAAGCTTCATTGCCGGATTCGGTTACTGTTCCACTTAATACTTCGCTGTCACTTTCAACACGAATTGTCTTTGGATAGACTAATGCCGAAAAATCACAGTCTATGGTTGTCCCCGCATTGTACGCAAGACTTCCAGGCAAAACAACGAGTTCAAAATTCCCCTCACTTGTCGTCCGTTGAAGAATATTCACCCGACCGTAGTTGTTGCGTTCCAAATGAATATTGAAATCAGAATTTACCTGAAATTCCGCATACCATACGCTACTGTTCTTTTTGAACTCCAAATTTATTGTTGCCATGATTGTTCCTCCTATTGATTAAAGTTTATAATAAATCCCATCCGGCTTCTATGTCAGCCATAACAGCCGGAATTCCATTCTCAACACGTGAGATGGCGGCAGCAAAAGCGCACATAGTCGCCTTATCGTTGATGTCCGGAACGTATGTGTTCGGGACTTGCATTTCGCTACATACACGGCTGATATATCCGGCTGTATTGTTTTCGTTCTCCGGTGCCCACCGGTGGACAAAATCTGCCACCGTCTGACAGCCGTGTCTTTTACGGTAGTTTTGCAAGGTTCGGATAAGGGCACGGTAACCCCATTTCATTTCCGTAAACTGGAAGAACGATTTGTCCTCCTGCTTTTCTCTCAATCCCTGCCATTTATCTTTTGTGATCCGGATGTTACCCGGATTATTGTTTCTCAAACCTCTTGGTAAACTCATGTTTATTTCCTCCTATAATATCAATGTTAATATTCCCAACGCCAGACCCACGCAATCACAGATGATGTCTTTAATTGAGAACTCTGTTTTCTTGAAATACTTGTCGTACACTTCCTTCAGGACGAAGATCACGACGGTTATAATGATTGCTGACCACAGTGGCGTATATTTTGATAGCCACATAACTAAGTTCTGGCATACTATAATATGTGCCATGCCGTCTATTCCGATCTTGGATAGAAGCTTGCTGGCTAATGCGCTGATTTTATTTATGTGATTCATCACCCTTTACTTCTTTATTGTTGTTAAGCCTATCAACCAAACTATTAAACTTCCCATTAACATAAATCCCAATCCCAAATATACTGCCAGCATATATCAGACATTGAGCAAAAAACCACAATACACTGTCATGAATCTGACCTAACGGCTCTACAACAAAACCTGCAACGGATAATCCGACTCCAGCAAACAACATTCCCACTGCGGTCCATACTTGTATATCTTCTTTTGTATTCTTTTTCATACTAAACAGGTTAGATAAACGGTTAACAACGAAATTACCTCAATCCAGAACATAGGCTTTCTCTTTATGAAGTCAGAGATGAAATTGCCTGTCCAGTGCTTCTTCATGGAGATAACCATGTACGCAATGAATCCAACCCATAACAGTAACCAACACCAAGAATTGCAACCTACCCATATCTGGGAGAAGATCAAAGACATGGCAGCGCCGATACAGTGAGGAACTTTTTGTTCTGTTCGAAAATTAGGAGATACCCCCAATACAATCATCCCGACAACCGAAAGGAATACAAGAAACTGGCTGTTTTCCGTACTTGCTTCAAATGCTGCCGGAAGAAGCAATGCACCGGAGCCGATCATGCACAAACCGAACCAAAACTTATGCGTCAGGGCATAGTAGGTGTCACTGATAGAGTAAGGAATTTCCTCCATCTTTTTAATCATTGCAAAGACGTAGCCGGCAATGAGGATGAACGACATTAATACTAGTAGAATCATAGCTTTATCTGTTTATAGTTTATAATACAAAATTGAGTTTCTCCGGATAACCGGTTTTATAATTATAGTAATTAACCTCTTCTTTGCTAAGCAAATTTTTCACGGCTGCAATATGAGCCTGTGTAGTATTGTAGCAATCAAGAGCGTATAATTCTAATTGGTCAAGCATATTTAAAGCGTCATTTACGGGAATTACATACTTCTCCGCATTGTACCACAAAGTAGTATATACCCGGCCCGCTTCTTTTTCTATGTTTATTGAGTTGACTAATCC